AGGCGCAAGGTGCGGCTTGAACTCCTCGCCATCGCCGCCGAACTTAAATCCCAGTAGTCACATTCACTGATCACCGTGAAATCACATGAAGACCATACAAAGCTCGGCGCAATAATCTTAGTGCTGCCGTTGATCGCATTGTTGCTTCTGGTATGTTTTGGCAGCATCTGAAATGGCTAAACACTGCACACACACATTCAGAAAAATTATCTCAACACACAACTGGAAAAATCAACTAAACACAAGAACATACTTTCTGCGCTGCAAATGCTGCGGGCATAAATGGAAAGTCTATTACGACACAAAGAAAAACAAAGAAGTCCCACTCCCGCCAAGATATAAATGGCTATCGACAGATGATGTTCATTTCATCCTCACTGATCCTCGCTCTGGAAGCGAAATTGCAAAAATCCTCAAGGTGACACATCAGACCATTAGCCAAGTCAGAACAGGTCAATCGCACAAGCATCTTTTTCCTGAAATTGCACGAAAAAATTCAGGCGGCAAATCAAAGCTTGTGGGCAAAGATGGAAAGTCCTGTCGCAGCTGCAAGCACTGGTGGAAAGGAAGCTGCGGCCTCGGCATCCCAGAAGCAGGGGGCGCATTTGCTTCAGATTGCTCATACCTTGAAGAGTGATCGCAGTTTGCTTGCAAAATCAAAGCAACTGTGCAATAATTGACACACTTCTCACACTCAGAAAAATGGTGCATCCACGTTCAGGTTTTTACATCAAAGACGACCGCGAGTACGTTTCTGTCAGCACGGTGCTAGGGCGCACGTCTGAACTCTTCAACCCGAACAAAATGAAAGGCCTTGAAATTTGGCGACAGATGGAACCGAATTGGGAAGAGATTATGCAACGTGCGCAACGAAGAGGAACAATTATTCACTCAGAAGTTGAACTCTCGTTCATGGGTGATGCAGATAAACACAAAATGGATCATCCAACGATGGATGAAGTTATGGAGTACAACATTCATGAGTACATCACCTATCTCTCGCCCGTTCTTGACTTAATCAAAAATGAAAACTTCAAGAATGGAGTAAGCAAGCCGTCGTTCTTGATGGAACAAGAACTGTTCTGCGACTTGGGTTACGCAGGCACGGCTGACCTTCGCCTTACCTGGGAGGGTCAATACACAATCTGGGATTGGAAGACAGTGCGCTCATACAAAGAAGAGGGCGTGAAGAAAAAACCAAAATCAATGTCGCATTACAAAGAAGCAGAGGTTCAAATCGCTTCATACGCGCTTGCTCACAATCTCGCCGTGAAGAAGGGAGAGCTTGACAATCAGATAACTCAGGGTGTAATCTGTGTTTGCTATGACTGGCGTGAACCACACATTCACGTTCTGGACAAGCAAGAGTTGAAAGCAAAGGCGCAAGAGTTTATCGAGCGTCTCAATGCTTACATCTCTCTCGAAAACGTCTCACTTCCTCGGGCGATTAACGTCGCCATCTAATCATGCTCACGATTACTGCCAGCGGTTTCATAACAGGTGAACCCAAGGTGGAAGACACTGAATACGGCAAACGCGCCACTGTCACCATTCGCTCTAAAACCACTAACGGCAAACAAACTCATTACATCAATGCAGTCTTCTACGGCAAGAAGATTGAAGTCGCCTCTAAGTACATGGTCGATGGCCGTCAAGTGACGATTATCGGTGGTGTACGAAACATCAGCGGCAAAAAGAAACAGGACGGCAGTGAGTACGCATCTATTTATATGGATGCCATGGACTTCACGCTTCCTGAAAAGATGAACGGAGGATCCGAACGTAAGGCAATCGACCCAGAAGTTGCGTTCTGATTTCTTGGCGGAGTAGAGCTAAGTTTTGCAAGCTCGTACATCTACCTCCCCGATGCCGATACGACACTGCTCGGACCATGCGGTGTATATCGAACGTAAAGGCATCAGAAGCCAAGGGGTCTTGTCTAGGAGCGAGGTGGATCCGGCCAGTCATGGCTTCTGGGCCTCGTCAAGGTAGACCGCTCGTAAGACCAAGACTTGAAAGCCTCCGAAAGGAGGTTTTCTTGTATAATTCGCTCAACTCTTAATTGCTATGACTCAGCTCATCGGACTTTACAGCCCCGCCCCTCAGTCAGGAAAAACATTTACGGCGAGCGTCTTGGAGCAAAGCGGATACAAGACAATGAGCTTTGCTGAGCCAATCAAGAAAATGGCGACAGAGTTCATTGTGTCGTTTGGCTACCCCAAAGAACAAGCAGTCAAATTCGTATGGGCAAGCAAGGAAGAAATAATTCCTGCGATCAAGGCAACTGCTCGGCATATTTTGCAAACGCTGGGAACCGAGTGGGGGCGCAACTGCATATCTAGTGACATTTGGCTGGATTGCATGATGTCCCGCATTGCGTCTCATCTAAAAGACGGCGACTGTAAAATAGTTATTGACGACGTTCGTTTTCAGAATGAGGCAGAGCTAATCAAGAAAATGGGCGGCGAAGTGTGGATGATTATTCGCCCATCAGCGCAGAGAAACACGACACATGAATCAGAGGGCGCACTTGACAAATGGGAGTCATTCGATCAAGTGATCATCAATGACGGTACAATTGCTGACTTCAGGGCGAAGATTGACAAAGCTGCAGGATGCTAAAAGACAGAAGTGATGAGTTTTATGGGGCACGCCTTGTAGCAGACGCACGCCTACACCTCGGAGCAATCGTGAACAACGAAAGCTCTGAGGCTTTTTTTGTGACAATGTGCAAGATAATCAAAAACGAGTTCTATCTGGGATACAAAACCTTTACGGGCAAGGACGTAAAACTTGCCGGCATGAAAGACTTTATATTTAACTCGCATTATGGATTAGGTGTAAAAAGAGAAACAATGCCAACTTTTTTAGCAAATTGCGCAAGGGCTGCGACGAGAGATAAAACACAAGCTCAGTGCGCCGCAAGATTTGTTAAATGGCTCGGTGAGCAGCATGACAAATATGACCTGCCACATGAATACCTTGAATTTAGAAGAATTGATGCTTACATAAATGGTAAATACAAGAGGGATAGGCGAGAGAAATGGAGGCGAATAAACATTCTTCGCAGATTGTATCATCAATATCCCGAGCTTTTGCAGGAGATCGGCGCAGAAAGAAAATACAAGGATGTAACAGACTGCGCACAAGATCTTGGTTTTTGGGAAAAGAAAGAACGACTCAAGCCTCTTGCTCTATACAAACACCCAACAATCTTACAAGTAGAAGATCTTGCAAAAGCCCTCAGCAAGCGTCTTGACAGAAAAAAGAGGCGCGTTTTAATCGCTAGGCTAATTGAAATCTATAAAGAAGAGCCCCCGGCGAATGACAGCGAATTTGATCACGACGCTTGAGCAGTGCTCTCTTCAGTCCTATTCCTTTTTTGTCGCCGGCAAGCCTGCAACGCAGGGCTCGAAGAGCGCTTTTGGCCGCGCCTACACCGACAAAGAAGGCCGCCAGAGGGTCGCTGTAGCAATGGTGGAGCAGTCCAAGGGTCTTTACGCCTGGAGGGCTTCTATCGGGCGTGTGGCGACGCTTATGCGCCCTCGTGACTGGGAGACAAATGGCATTTATTTGCTTAACGCACTATTTTACATGCCACGCCCAAAGATTCATTTCAACAGCAGGGGCGAGTTAAAGCAGGGCGCCCCAGTGTTTCATTCAGTCAAGGGCGATGCTGACAAACTCCTAAGGGCTTGTGGTGACGCATTGACAAAAATATGTTACGATGATGACGCTTTGATTGTCGCCGCAACGTCCATGAAAGTTTTTTGTGACCCGAAGGACGGACCCGGCGCACATATCAAGATCTCTCGTCTGGACGTAACGGCTGCATCAGCGATGATGCTTGCTCTGAAGCCCTGACGACGACTTCTTGCAAGAACGCGCTTGGCGTGTTATCTTGCACAAGTCAACCACCCCTCCTCCATGGCACGCAAAAAACAGGACGCACAGGCCGTCCTTGATCCCATCGAACTAGACGACACCGAAATGCCTACCGAAGCTGCTGTCCTGGAATCTGAAACCAGCGAAGCCACCAAGTCCACCAAAGTCAAAGTGAGCGGCGAGCGCAAAGCTGGCCAGGAACTTCTTGACTACGTGCAAGCCAATCAGAGCCTCCCTCCTGAGGATCTTGCATTTGGCGCCGGTTACTACACCAAGGAAACCGACTCCGAAACCGGCGAAACCAGCACTCGTCTGCACAAGAACGAGTTCTTCAGGGCCGTCACTGAAGCCAGCACTGGCATTGCCTTTGTGCCCGCTAAGCGTGCCTACACCGCTCGCCGTGGCCGTGCCCCGATCATCACCGTGGGCAAGACCGGCAACTGCGTTGTTGGCTCTCGTCATGCCGCTATCGCTGGCTTTGAGCCCGGTAGCAAGGTGAGTGTTGCGGCAGAGGAGGGCAAGATCATCCTGACCCCCTGCACTGACGAAGCTGCTTCTACGGAAGACAGCGGCGACGATCTGGATCTCTGATCAGCGCATCACGTTCAATGCCCTAGCGAAAGCTGGGGCTTCTCTTCCTCTATCAACTCACAGCAATGACATTACTGCAAAAACAAGCAAAGCTATGGAGAGAGGCGTTTGAAGTTGAAAGCGATAACAAGCGAGGTAGTCTTCAGTACAACTTGCAGCTCAAGTTGATCATCGAAGAATACACGGAAGTCATCGAAGCTTATGACGCA